GGAACATATAAAGGAACCATCTCTGCTTATTATAGACGGGATTGCAGATTTATGTCCAGATGTAAACAACATAGAAAAAAGTAATGAATTAGTAAGCGCATTGATGAGATTAAGCCAACAACAAAACGTACATATAATAAATGTAATACACCAAAATTTTGGTAGTGCTAAACTTGGTACTGGTCACCTCGGTAGTGCATTAGAAAAGAAAGCTGAAACGGTAATAAGTTTAGAGGCAAATACAGTAAATAAAGATTGGACTACGGTTAAATGTGGTAGAAGTAGAGGTTATTGCTTTGATACATTTAGTTTTGAGGTAAATGAAAAAGGATTACCAATTATAGTTGGTGATTTATATGATCCTTTAAAATAATATGGTACAAAAAACAATGAAATTAGTTGCTGCAAAGCATAAAGAATGGATAGAAATAGTTTTATCTTTTGGTTGCAAACAAGAAACAGCGGAAGATATTGTACAAGAAATGTATTACAAAATACAACTAAAACTTGAAAAGGGTTTAGATATTATGTACAATGAAAAAGAAATAAATTATTATTATATATTTAAAACATTAAAAACATTGTTTTACGATTTAAAAAGAAAAGGTAAAAACATAACAATAATTTCTGTGGATGATTTACATTTAACTACCACAGATGTAAATTTTACCGAACCATACGATAAAATACAAGATGAATTATCTAAAATGTTTTGGTATGACCGCAAAGTTTTTGAAATAATTAATGAGGGTGAAAGTATTGCGGAGTTTTCCCGAAAAAGTATGATACATTATTATTCCTTATATAATACATATAACAAAGTTAAGAATAAATTAAAAAAATTATTATGATCACATACAAATTCCCTAAATGTTTTTGGAAAATAGCAGAAGAAATTGGTAATGCTAGAAATGTTTTAAGTGAAGAATTAATGAAAAAAAAACCAAGATATGATAGAGGGGAAAAAAATGAATATGTAGACACCACTGGTTTATTAGGTGAATTAATCGCTATGGATTATTTAACCAATAATAATGTTGAATATGAAATGGCAAAATTATTATCCCCATATCCTACAAAAAGTGCAGATTTTGTATTTAAAAACCAAAGAATTGATGTTAAAACAACAATACACTTTCCAAAGGCGCATTTATTAGTTAATCATGAAGCGCATCATAAAGGCAAAGGAATTATAGATAAATATTGGTTTATATATGTAATTGATAAAGAAACAGCGGAATTTTATTTTGTAGATTATGATGACACAAGTAAATGGGAAAACAAAAAAATGGGTTGGACAAAAGCATATTATATAAAAAGGGAACAATTATGAAAATAGGGAACATTATTTATTATATAACAAAATATACTGGTATAAAATACCTAGTGGATAAATATCACAAATTCAGAGGAACTAAATGTGATTGCAACAACAGAAGGAAAAAATTTAATAAAATTAAAATAGATAGATGGTAAAATTTAATAAACAAGATTTTGAAAGCTGGAAAAACTTTAGGTCTGAACCAAAAAATGAATTACAGACAAATGAATTTGAACTTATATGCCAATTACATGCAACATATTATAACCATAAATACCAAAAACCTTGCACTTGCAATCCTAAAAGAATAAACTTATGGATAAAACAACTAAACATAATTTGGAATAATGGGAACTAAAACAATTAATGAGTGGGAAAAAGCGGTTGTATTTTTATTAAATATGGATGGTTGGAATTTAAAACATTGTGGTGATGGAAATTCAAGATATGATGCAATAGGAAAAACACCAAAAGGAAAAGATTGTGTTATAGAAATGAAATTTAGAAAAAAACATTATGATAAAAAAATGCTTGAAAAAGATAAATACGATGCCTTAATGGCGCTTGATCAAGACATAGTAAAAATATTTTTTGTAAATGATCCAAAAGGAAATTTTATGTATTGGTTAAATACTTTAAAAATGCCAAAATTGGAAAAAAAATATTGTCCAGACACTACAGTTTACACCAAAAAAAGGTTGCATAAAGAAGTTTATTTGCTTACCGAAAATGAAGCCAGTAGGATCAATATAAATATATCTCCAAATTAGAACAATTACTATGTTAATATGTTAATAATTATTATTATATTTGTATATATTAATTATAACAAAACAACATGCACTTTGAAAATTTAGGATATTTTTTAGAATATATGATTGACGATAAATATATTGGTTCAATTACTATAGAAAAACCAGACAGAAAAGAAATTGGTTATTATGGTAGGATCGATGAGATTGCTATGCAAGACATTGTATTTAATAACAAAAAACGTATTAAAAAAGGAGAATCATTTTATACTAGAATGTACCCTTTATGTGGTAAAAAACTTTAATTTAAAACAAAACAGATGAAACAGACAATTAGCTTTGGACAATTCCAAGATGCCTTTTACAATATGGATAGACAAAACCAATTTACTTATAAAGGCAAAAAAGCCTTGTTTGAGTTTTTAGAAGAATATGAAGATAACACAGATGAAGAAATAGAATTAGATGTGATTGCATTATGTTGTGAATATGTAGAATATGATAGCCTTGAAGATTTTTGGTTAGAATATGACAAAGAAGATTTCCCGAATAAAGAAGCTATTGAATGGGATACAATGTTTATACCAATAGATGATGATTCTTTTATAATACAAGCATTTTAATATGAAAGTAAACGAAGCAGCTTGGGAAAAGTTAAAAAAACAAATAGAATACTACACAGAAGCTGACACATCTATATCAGACATATCAATAAATTACCAAATAAAAGAAACGAAAAACAGAAATTATTTAAGACTTAACATAATAATAGACAAATGGGACAAAATAACAGGATAAAAGAATTAGAAAATGAAATTTTACAATTACAAGAAGCATTAAAGCATACTTATATATATGAAACAGATACTTTATGGTGCAGAGATGGGGAATTATATTTCGCATATAATGATGATAAAATACTTGTGATGAATGTGGACCAGCTTTTTAGAGATTTACCATCTATTATAAAAATGGTTACTAAAGAGCAAAAGAAAATGCAGAAGATGCACCACAAAATGATCAAGGAAACACTTAAAGAGATATGATTTTATTAGTGGATGCAGATAGTTTAATTTTTGCAAGTTGTTATCGTAAAAGAGATACACTTGATGATCAAAAATATTATATTGATATTATAGATGCTAGGAATAAATTTGACCAGCAGTACATGAAAATTGTAAATGATTTAGAGGAAAAATACACCATTGATAAAGTAATTTGCTTTAGCGGTTCAAAAGGCAATTTTAGAAAACTTATAACATCAAAATACAAAGCCAATAGAAATAAACAAGAATTGCCACCATTATTAAATGACATGCACCAATTTGTAAAAGACCAATACGATAGTGTTTATGGTTATGGTGTAGAAACAGATGATATGGTTGCAAGATATTGGAAACAAATTTCAGATGATATTGGCAGAAATGAGGTTATGATAGTTAGTATTGATAAAGATTATAAGCAATTTCCTTGTTTAATGTATAATTACCACTATAAACATAAAGAGATTTTAGACATAACAGAAGAACAAGCGATTTTTAATTTTTATTCACAAATGATAGAGGGCGACACCGCAGACAACGTAAACTATTTTAAAGGAAAAGGCAAAAAATTTGCAGAAAAACATTTTAAAGATTGCACAAGTAAATACCAATACACTAGGAAACTATACGAATTATTTAAACAAGAATATAAAGGCAAAGCAAGGCAAAAATATGCAGAGTGCTATAACCTTTTAAAATTAAGGACACAATGAAAGATAAAATAGAAATACCTATTTTAAAAACACCTAGAGAAATAAGTGATTTATTAATATCAATTACCAAAGTTAATATATTTGAAAAAACAAGGGTAAGGAATGTCATAGAACATAGGGCATTTTTTTGTTACCTATTAAAAGAAAAATTTGATTTTGGACCAAGTGCTATTTCTGTTTTTATGAAAACAAACCCAAAACTTAAAACTTATGATCATGCAACTGCAATACACGCACTTAAAATGTTTAAGGTTTATAAAGCATATAGGAAAGAATATTTTGACACTTTGGAAACTTATTTTAATGTTAAACCAGATGAAAATTACGAACAATTACCTACTTTGGAAAATATGGTAAACAAATATGTATTATATAAAAATAGATATTATAATGCAAAAAATAAAATTAAAACACAACAAGAAAAATTAAATGATTTTAAAGGAAAAATAAAAAATTTAGAAGAATTTAAAAGCAAGTCCACCGCTGAATTAACTCAAAATGAAATATTATATAGGAAATTGGACAAAAAAAAAATGGAAATATACGATGAGAGGGCAAATTTGGTATTAAAATCTTTTGAGTGGCAAAAATCAAAAAATGAATTTGAAATAATAAATTGCTCAACAT